CACAATGCTGGAAAAGCCCGGCCGCGCCCAGTAAGGCAGCGCGAGCGTGTGGCGATTGTCGACCGTTGTCTCTGGGTTCATTGTCTAACGTCTCTCTTCTCGGGGGCTAGCGTTGCCCCATAGTCTACGCACTAGGCCGGCCGCGGGTCGGGAACTCGCCTTTGCGCACCGCGCCACGAGCGAAGGCGCGCACGCTCTTAGGCGCGTCAACGCCGCGCGCTAGTAGCCGCTCGGCCGCGTCAACCCTCACGCGCATCGACTCAGACTCAAGCGAAAAGCCGCGCAGCACCGAGCGGTCGGCTTCACGTCGAAGCGCCGCCGCAAACTCTGGCGAGACGGCCGGCTCAAGCGTGCATCGACAGTTCGGATGACGCGGCGGCGCCATAACCGGCCCGTCAAAAGTCGGCAACGGGCTAGCGCCATACGTCGCCGACCCGTCAAAACTTGAGCCCGGCCGCGCAATCGTGCCGGAAAGCGCCAAGCAATGCACGCAAGCGTTAGTCTCAGCCACCCATAGCAGCGGCACCCGCGCCACCCTAGCGACCACCTCGACACCCTCGGCCCCGCCCGCGACGACCGTGTTACTTGTCAACGCCGCCACGCTGCGAGCGCTACCCAAAATGGGCGCCGCTATCATGTCAGCCGACGCGCCCGCCCGCGCTAGCCGCTGCGCAATACTCAGCGCCGACGCCGCCGCCTCGTCAACGGCAAGCACGCTAGCCCGCAACCCCTCGCTAGGCCGGGCGCCTAACGCCGCGACGTCGCCGCTCGGCGTCGACGTAATCCGCCGGGCATCATTGACGCCTAGCCTAAACGCTTGCAAGATCGCCGCCTCAAGCTCGACCCTCATAAGCGGCGGCGCAAAGCTCAACACGAGCCGCGCCACCTCGTCAGGCGCTAGCGCCAACACCTCACGCAACCGCGCAGCCGCCGCAAGCCAGCCGCCAATATCGCCCGACGACTTCAGCGCCGCCTCAAGCGCGGCAAGCTCACGCTCTGCGCTCACGCGCTAGACTGCCGGGCTAGGCGCCGCTGGCGCTAGCGGCTCAAGCTCGGCAATCGGCAAGCCCTCGCCGACCGCCCCCGTCAAAACGTCGGGCAGGAGCGCCCGCAACTCTTCGCCGCTAACGACGCCCAGCGTCGCCGCCTTTCCGAGCTCTGCCAGCGCGCCCGCGATAGCCTCGACCTCGTCAAGGCTACGCGGCGCGATCTCCAGCCAGCCGTCGACCGTCTCGGGCAAGTAACCCGCCTCAACTAGCGCATCTCTCAGCGGCACGCCCGCCCGCGTCTTTGCCTTGACTAGCGCCATGCCTTCGACGTCGTTAGCAACCTCAGCCGGCAACCATGCGACTCTCACGCTGGCGCTCGCCGCGTCAATCCCAAAAGCGGCAAGCAACGTCTCAACCAGGCGAACATGCGCCGCGCCGAGCGCGCGCTGCGCTTTCTTAGCCCGGTTAATAAGTCGCGCCGACGCCCGCCGCCGCGACTCGCCGCTCGGCTGTACGCCGGCGGCGTCAAACTCAAAGAAAGGCACGCCGGTACTCGTCGCCATGCTGCGCACCCACCACTCGAGCTTCGCGAGCATAGGCCCCGAGTCGACCGCCGCAAGCTGCGTAACACTCTTGACGCCAGCCAGCAGCTTCGTCGTGCCCGGTAAGTCTTTCAGATTGCTCGAGCCGGTCGTCGCCGAGGTCAGCCCGTCACGGTCGCCCGCCTGGGTGCCCGGCCCGTCGTCGCCGAAGTCGGCGTCGATGTCGTCGTCGCTCTCGGCCATAGGGTCAAGCAACGCATAGCGCGACGGGAAGCCCTGAAGCTCAGTCGCCGCCAGGTCAACCGACGAGATCTTCGTTATCGCGTCTTGAGCCGCCCACGCCTTGATATGCTGCGGCGTGCCGTACGGCCGCCCGCCGACGCGATAATGCACCATCAGCGGCGAGCCGGCCTCGTTGCTCAAGCGCCACGAGTCGGGCTCTGACTGGTCAGTTAGGTCTTCGCTATAGTCGGCGACCCTCTCGCCGTCGCTGCCGCCCTTGCCCGGCCCGGTCGCTAAGAGCAAAGTCTCGTCATCGTAGTAGAGAATCGCGTAATGCTGGCGCGTGCGGCCTTCGCCCTCGCTATAAACCTGCGCGAAAAACAAAGCGACGCGCGGGTCGCGCGACGAGTAGACCGCGACGGCCGTCAGCGGCGAGCGCCCCACGACCGCGGCCTCAGTAGCCGCGCCGCGATCGTCGACCGCCATAGGGTCGACGACGACATAGTAGTCGCCGAAAAGGCACGCCTGAAGCTCCCACTCGTCGGCCTCGGCCTCGAAGTCAAGGCCGTCTAGAATGTCAGCCAGGCGCTCGCCGACCGCGCCGTCGGCCGATACGCCCGCAAGCTCAATACGATCCGCCAGCGAGTCGATAGGGATATGCGCGAAGCTCGGCGGGCGCAGCTTGCCGCCGCTCTTAGCGATCAGCGCGCGCAACGTCGGCGAAAGCATAGGCTCTTCGGCCGTGCCGGCGTAGTAGTTGCGCGCCTCCAGGTAGCGCGGCCGGCGCTCGTGCATGATCGCTAGCGCTTGCTTGAGGTCGCCGCGCGCTTGGGCTAGAGTCTCCGGTGCTTGCATAGCGCCAGGATAGCCCACGAAAGCGCCCCGCGTCAGTAGCGACGACGCAAGCGCTAGGCGTAAGGCGCAGAGCCTACCGCCCCCGTCTTCGCCGCGCCGCGCTTACGGTTGAGAAAATACGCCACGCCCGAGCCGACCGCGTCGACCATGTCGTCGTGCGGCGCGTTAGGGAAAGCTACTTGCTGGCCTTCGAGCTCGGTCAAGCCTTCGGCGTGAACTACCCGCCCGCGCTGGTAATGGTCGAGTACGTCAGCGGCGCGTAGCTCTTTCTTGACGCTCTGGTGGATAGGCTTTATCTTGACCGGCAAGCCCCACAAGATACGCGGCCAAAGCTCGCCGCCCTGATTAGTCTCGACCAGCACAAGGCCGACGCCGAAGCGCTCGACGATCTTGAGCACGGCCAGGCGCAGCGCGTCGGGCGCTAGCTTGACCTGCACGGCATACTCAACGCGGCAACGCCCGCGGCTCAAGCTGCCCGGCGCTGGCGGCGCCCAGCCCACAACCGCAAGCCCCGTGAAGTCGCTCGACGCCTTCGTCGTCACGGCCGGATCGACACTCAGCACGCGGCGCGTAACGCCCGGCAACTCGCCGCGCGTGAAGTCGTCGAGACTCCAATAGTCGCCATCAGCGCCTAACGGGTTGTTGAGATAATTCTTAGCGTAGCTGCGCGTATGCGCGATCGACTGAAGCCAGTCAAGCGACCACTTAGCCGGCCAGATTGACCGCGGCGCCCCGTCGTCGCTCGGCACGATGGGCAGATAATGGCGCGCGACGAAGCCCTCGTCTTTCACCCATTGCTCAACCTTGCCCGAGCCGCCGGCCGCCGCCGCTAGCTGGTGCATGATTGAGCCGGCCATAGTTACAGTACCGACCGCTATCACCGTCGCGCGCACGTTGAGCGGCAGAATCGCGCTCGTGAGAGTGTCGAGGCGCTTCGCCGCCAACGCCGACGAGTAGCGCGACTCATGCGGCTCGATATCGTCGAGCACGATAAGGTCGGGCCGCTTGTCGCCGACCTTGAGCCCGAGGTTGCTCGAGTCCATACCCGACGCCGCAAAGACGAAGCCGCTGCGCGCATGGTACAGACTCACGCGGTCAGCCTCGACCGTGCCGCGGCCTCGCGTCTTCGGCGCGCAAAGGTCGGGATAGTCGGCGCGCACCAGGTCGTTGTTGTCGAGCTCGCTCTTGAACGTCGCGAGGTGCGTCTCGGCCTGAGTGCTCGAGTCGGCGAAGGCCGCGGCGAAGCCGACGTGCCCGTGCGCCGCCGCCCACAGCGGCAACGCCAGGAAGTGCCAAGTCGTCTTGCCCATATTTCGCGGCGCGACGATCGCCTCGCGGCGCTCTTGCGGGTCGACGGCGCGCTTACGCCACGCCGCGGCGCGATCCGCCCACTCGATATGCACCTCGCTCAGCGTCACGGCGCCCGACTCGTCGCTCAAGTGCTTACGCAAGTAGACCAGCGCAAAGAGCAACGGGTCGCGCTCAGTCACGCCGCGCCGGTACTCGCTCGCCACGGCCGGCCCGCGGCGCTCAGCGTCAAGGGATCGCTCGGCGAAGGCGACGTAGAAAGCCTTTACACCCCGCTCGTCGAGGGTGCGCCGTAGTCGTCGCGCGCTAGCCCTTACTAAGCGGCGCGCCTTTAGCTCTTGATCGGACTGTAGGCCCACGCTAAACGCGCCCCTCGCCCGTCGTCAAAGGTCACAAGTCGCACGGCAACAGCGGCAAGCACAAGATCGCCAGCGCCGACAAGCTGCGACTCCCCGGGCGTCGTCTCTTCGTTGTAGCTTGCCGTCGCCACCTTCGGCCAAAAAACCTCAACGGCGCGCACGCCTTCAGGAATAAAGACCACAAAGCCCGGCACCTCGCTCGAGGGCTTGCCCTGGCGCAGCCGCGCAACCCGCTCGCCAACTTCGAGACGGTCAGCGAGCCAAAGATAGGCCGCCGAGTCAAGGGTCGCCGCACGCTCTTGCTCGACGGTTCGCGCCCTGGGCGTCGGTTGCCATACGTGAGCAGCCAGCCCCGCCGGCGGCTTCGGTGAGTTTGTCATGCCTATATACTAGCGCGCTAGGCGCCACTACCGCGCAAGCTTTCGACAATCCGGTCAACGTCTCGCGAGCGCAGGATCGCGGCCAAAACGTCGAGCGCTTCGTCGTCAAGGTCGACCGGCTCGACCAGCTTCACGCGCTCAATCGCGGCCCTCAAGTCGTCGCGGCTCGTCTCGGCGATCTCTGCCAGCGTCTCGGCGTCAAGCATGGGCACGTCTACCTCAAAGGTCTCGTCTAGGTCGTAACGCTCGGGCCAGTCGTCGGCAACCTCTGGCGCTGCGTCTTCCCACTCGAAGGCGGCAACGTGTCGCGCGCCATGCCCGGCAAGCCCGCCGCAGCGCAGCGTCGCCACGCGCTTACCGCTGACCATGAGATAGCCGAGTTCTCGGCACGTTGCCGGCTCGAGGGCCGCGTCGCTTTCGGGGGTCATCGTTTAGCCTTTCGCTTCGTTGATAGGTCATCGTTGCCGGCGAGCATTGCCTCGAGCTCTGCCATGACGCCGTCGCGGCTGGTGACCTCGACCCGCGCCTCGAGCGGCGCGTCGAGCCCTAGCAACTTGCGGCGCGACTCGCCGACGGCCCGAAGCTCGCGAAGTAGCGCCGTTATCTGGCGGGCGTCAAGCGGCACCGCAGCGTCGGGCGCCTCTTTGAGTAGCTGCGCCAGCGAGTCGTAGCCGAGCGCCGCGGCGACCTTCGTCGACTCTGCCGCGTCGATCGACCGCGCCAGCACGGCGGCGAGCGCCCGGTGCTGAAGGTCAAGGTCGGCAAGCTCGCGCGCTATGTAGACCCCGCGCTCTTCGGTCAGCGTCTCGCGCGCCGACTCGACATAGCCGACGACGAGGCCGCGCAGCGCGTGCTCGCTCAGGTCGTAGCCGAGCCCGCCGCGATCGACTGGCTCAATGACGAGGCGGCGCATGTCGCGGTAGTTCATATGCTCGAGGTGTCGCTCATAGGCCCAACGCTGCTCACCGAGTAGGCGCGTCGCCGTGAGCTCGGCGTATCGCGGCTTACGGGTTGTCTTCATGGCGCGATTCTACGCCCGGCGGCGGCTCTTTAGGCTGGCGCAGCTTTGACATTTCGGTCATGGCGGCAAGCGTCGCCCAGATACTCAACACCTCACCCTTATCGGGGTCGGGCGTTACGGCGTCGCGGTCGTCGCTCACGACGTCGCCTCGAGCTCGGCGAGCGCCGCCGTCATCGTCATAGCGCGGCCGGCGACGATCGCGCCGTCAGCGCGCGCCGTCAAGGGATCGCCGGCCCAGCGGTAGAAGACCCGTGCGCGCAAGCCGTCGCGGCGCTGGGCCGCGAGCACCACGACGCGCCCCACGATGCCCAGAGCGACGACGTCGCCATGCGCCTCGAGCTTTGCATAGGTGCGAGCAATAGCGGGCGGCAGGTCGGCGCGTGCCAGTTGCGGCGCAGCGCTGCGCTCGCCGCGCTCGGCGGCGTCTCGCGTGCTCGCGGCGTACGCCTCAACGGCCGCGGCTCGGCCGGCGCGCAGCGTATCGCCGTAATGCTTGAGCGCCTGGCGCGCGGTCGCGGCGCTTTCGGTCAGCGCGTGCGGCGGCGGCGGATAGCCGAGGCGCGGCGCGGCTCTATAGGTTGCCATACCGACAGACTACTAGCGCGCTGATCGCGGCGCAATACGCCCCCGGCTCTCAGGATAGCGGCGCAGATTGCCGCGCCTTAGCGATTGAGGGCGACACTAAGGCGGCAAGCGTGGCGCGCTTAGTGGAAAGTGTAACGATGTAACAGCGGTTTCTATAACTTTCTCTAGGGCAACAAAATAGGGTCATGTAACTGGAAAATCTTGTTACAAATGGAAACGGGATAAGCCATAGGAAAGTTACAGAAGTAGTTGTTACGTTGTTACCTAGTTACCTTGAGGCCCACTAAGGCGCTAAAATCTGCCCCGCTATCCTGTGAGCCGCCCGCGCGATATCCGCCCCGCGAAAGCGCCCCGAGTGTGTAGTCTGATCTCGCACCCCCTCGCACCGACCGCCGCCGAGCCCGACGCATACCGCGCCGCGCCGCTGCCGTCACTGACTGAAAGGCCGACACAATGGCACCCCCGAGACTTCGCCAGATACGCCGCACAATCGCCGCCCCGTATCCCCAGCGGCACGACGACGCGCCGACGCCCTACGCCTTCGCCGTCGAGATTCGCCAGCCAGCCGGCGACGACGGCCCGACTCTGGTCGTCGTGCTCTGCCCCTGGTGCGGCGAGCGCGAGACTCACCCGCTCAACGGCACGCCGAGCCACGCCCCGCGGCTTTGCCTCAGCGGCGACACCGTGCGCGACTACCTCCTCGCCGTACCCGCCCAAGTGCCCATCATGGCGCCCGCCCTTTCTCTTGAGCCCCGCGCGTGACTAAAAAACCTGCCGCCCCTAAGCCTCTCGACGTCGCCTTCAGCCTCGCCCGTCACGGCTTCCACGTCTTCCCCGTCAGCGCCCGCAAGGTGCCGCTCGTCAAAGCCTGGCAGAGCGAAGCCAGCACCGACCCCGAAGTGCTCGCTACCTGGTGGCTGGTCGACTTCCCCGACGCCCTCGTCGGCTACGCCGCCGGCTTGAGCGACGTCGTAGTCGTCGACCTCGACGCCGATAAAGGCAACGGCTCAGGCGTTGACAATCTCGACGCCGGCGCCCACGAGCTACCGCCTACTCTCCACTACTCAACGCCGAGCGGCGGCGCGCATTATGTCTACCGCGCCCCGAAAGGCACGCCGCTCACGATCGCTCAGAATCATCCGGTCGCGGCCGTCGATATCCGCGCCGGTAGCGGCTTTGCGATCTACTACGGCCAGCGACTTACCAGCGCCCCGGCGCTCGCCGCTGCGCCCGCCTGGTCGCTCGTCACGCCCCGAGACCGCCCCGACGCTCGAGCGCCTGGCGCTAGCGTCTCTGCGTGGCTCTCACGGGCTACCGACGGCAAGCCGACTAAAGCCTTGAGGGTCGCCGCCGCCAGGATCGCCGAGCACGACACCGACCACGCCGTCATGCTCGAGGCCGTCGGCCAGATCGTCGCGCTCGGCACTCAAGGCCAGCGCGGCGCGGGCGTGGCTTTGACAAAGGCGCGCGAGCGCTACACGCGGCACTATCCCGACCATGCCCGCCAATTCGACCTAGCCGCCGAAGGCAGCGTCAAGCATGTCGGCTTGCCGCCGGTCACGATCGCGCTCAGCAAGTCCGAGCGTAAGGCGGTAGCGGCCCGCGCGCAGACTGCCGCGCCGCAAGCAATCCGCGAGCGCGCGGCCCTGGCGGCGGTAGGCGAAGACGGCACGCTCTTTGACGACTTGACCGACGCGGCGCTCGCCGAGCAAGTCGCGGCCGAAGCCGACGGGCTCTTCGCCGTGGCGAAAGGGTTAGGGCTTGTCAAGTATGACGCCGGCCGCTGGTCGCCCGTCGACGAGCTCGCGCTGATTGAGGCCGTGCGCCAGATCATGCGGCGCATACGCGCGACCGAGACCCGCGCGGCGATCATGCGCGGCGACAAGCGGCGCGAGAGCGACGCCCGAGCTCTCGAGCAACGTACGCGCATTGTCGCCGTCGCGCGGCTTGCGCTGGGCATCCTCTGGGGCGACGCGGCCATGCCTGACGCCGACCCCGACTTACTCAATACGCCCAGCGGCGTCGTCGACTTGCGCACG